TGTAAATGCGGGGGGGGTAAAAACTATCCCGCTCCTCATGGTCCGTGTCGCGCTCTTCCCACTTGAAGGGGATGAAGCCGACGCTGGCCGCATTCAGGAATCCGCCAGCCCATAGAGCGTGTACGGAGTCGGCCTGCTGGCTTGCGCCTTTCGGAGGGAACTGGATTTTCGCTTTCAGCCCTTCGCCGGGTATGGCTTCTATTTCGAGCGCCTTGGCCACCGGCAGATCCTGATAGTTGTGGGCGAACATCACCACCGGGTTCTTGCGGTAGTTGTCCAGCCTGGCCCCGGCCGCGAGCAGGATGTCGCCGTCGCGGTCCACCGACTCGGTGGACGGCATGAGCTCGTAAATGCCGGCGTCCACGTCCACGGCCCGGACGGTGCAGGAATAGGTTTTGCGAATGGGGTCTGTCATTGGCCGCTCCGGGTAAGAAACAAAAAGCCCACTGGAATGTATCCAGCGGGCGCGTGAGCGGCGGCGAGATGTGGGGGGCGGGGCGGCTCGGGCCGCGCGGCCAGTGAGCGGGAGTTTAGATTATTCTGTGTATGTGTTTGTTTATCCGTGTTAACGTTTCCACTGGCGTTTCCAGTGTTAAGAAGTTTTCCGGCGCATCTCTTAGAAGAAATGATGCCAGGGTGGGATGAACTTCAATGATGCCGGGCTCACAATAGAACTGGTTGTATTTGTCACTTTTTCCATCCCATACGGATTGCGTGACGTACTCTGACCGGGAGATAAGTTGTATGCCCTGTTTCATCGCGCAATACTTACTCTTTCACTCTCCACAAGCTGCGTGAGATCAAATCCCGGCAACTGGAACCGGACTTCAATGGCACGCACGACCATGAGCAACGCGCGACGCACCAGTATCCAGAACTCGCGCTCGGTCATGATAGTATCACTAAAGCCTCTTCTTCGTCAAGCACCTGCATCTGCCGCTCGAAGGACCGCGCCCCGCCAGCAATCGCAAGCTGCGCCAGCAGTTCGTCTACCGGGATGGTCACTGAGAGAATGTGGATCATTGCGCCCATGCCTTCGTCAACCGGGGCAGGGGGCGCGGCTCCAGTGGCACTCCAGTAGCGAGCATTCCAGTATCGAGCATTCCAGTATCGAGCAGAGAACATATCATGTCAGGTCTAACGTGATTGCGGTCCGGTTCCCATCGGCGTCTACCGTCGCCGTAATGCGAGCTTTGGTATCATCAATGTCGCGGAACGTGTTGGTTGCAGTAGCCGCGCCGGAAATCTTTGCAAGCAGCGCAGAAGCAAATCCGCGCAACAGCTGCCGCAGGGTACGCGTGCCTTCCACGGCTTCATCGAGAATGTCATCCACACCGGTCGCCGAAAGCTGGTAGCCGGTCTTGCTGGCCGCTGCCACTACCACGCCCGCCGTTCCCGTATCGTCAAGGATGGCCGCGGTATCCACTTTCACCGCCGCAATATCAGCGCTCATGCTCGCACCTGCAGGTGTGCCGATCTTGCTCTGAATATCGTCCGTGTCTGCCTGCACCGTGGTCAGTGCTGCCGCTGTCGCCAGGTTGTCCCGCAGGGCCTCCAGTGAGTCAGAAGTCTGATCGTAGGTAAAGCTGCCTGCGGTCTTGGTCAGCAGTTCGTGAACCACGCTGCCCACGGTGGGAGGCGCAAGCCCGTCAATATCGCTGTCCGCATTGACCAGCTCGTCGAGACGCTGGGCAACGAGAGCGTCATCTACCTCGCTCTGCACTTCGGCATCCCAGGCGGCATTCCAGGGGACCGCCGTCAGCCCGGCTCCCGCTGCGCCGATGTCGTCGGTCTGCCCTTCTATCGCCGCGATGTCTGCGGATACGCTGGCACCGGCAGGCGTGCCAATTTTGCTTTGAATGTCGTTGGTATCTCCGATGATGTCACCCGCCGTCTGGGCCGTATCTCCAACATGCGTCACGTTTACATCCGGCACACCGGCCACGCCTTCAGCGGCCATAATGCGGAAGGCCGCCGCGACGAAATTCACTGTTTGCGCATCAATGGTTACGGCAGATACCACCACGTGAAACCAAGCGCCGACCGTGTAGAAACCCGCGTCCGTATTGTCACCCGTGTCAATTGAAAATCCATGAATGCCGGTGATGGTATCGAAGTCAATGCCGTCGGTGTCCAGCAGGGTATAGCCTGCATCGCTGGCACGCTGCGTTGCACTGCCGTCTTTGTAAATCTCGATGTCCGTGACGGCGAGTCCAGTCAGGGTGATCGAAGCGCCCGTTCCACCGTCAAAGCTGTCGAAGAATATGGGCAGCACATCACCCGCAGGAACGTAGTAGACCGGGTAACTCATCGGGTCAATACTCCATGTGTCAGCAGCCCGCCCCGCAACAGTTTCCCGCCGAGGAGTGAGCCTTCAGGGTCGCCGCCCACCACTGCCGGCTTGTGGTCTACATATAACCATATTGCCGACACAAGCGCGTTGTGCGTGTCGGTGACTGACTCGCGCATGCCGATCTGGGCAGTATCCAGGTCAGCTTTTGTCCAGGCATTCGCCGTCCCTGGAACCTGGTAGTTGCTGTCATTTGGAAAGGCGGCGTAATTGTCATTCGCCGGTAGTGGCTGGGGCGACTTCCAGGTAACGCTGTTGCAGTCCAGGTTGCCCGTTTCTTCCACCGTTCCGCCTGCCGACGCCTTGATGCGTAACACGATGTCAGGATCAGCGCCCGTCGCAACATCATTTGCCGCCCGCACACCCACCCCGACCCAATTGATAACATCGTCAGCAGCCATCGCCGCTGGCGTGGCCTCCAGGTTGTAGTCGTCAATCGTGCCCGCCGTATTGCTCAGCACATAATCCGTTGCATCGTTCGGTGGGAATTCTTCTACCTGGCTCCAGTTGGCCCCGCTATCAGTGCCGCCGCGCGTCCAGGCAGAGTTGTCGCCTGCCGCATCGGGACGCTGGATGATAAGCTCGCCCTCGCCCGGCCAGGAGTTCTGGAAAGAGTCAGTAGTGTCATTGACAGCACAATCATCCACGATATAGTCGAGAGTGAGATCGCCCAGGTGAGCACAGCCCACCTGGGCAGGATTGGCCGCCAGATCAATCGTGCCAGATGGATTCCAGAATGAACTGGCTCCAGGTGTGTCGGCATAAGCGTTTGCCTCTACCACCGTGGACGCCAGAGTAGTGGAATCGCATTTGATTTCCACCCGATACCAGGTGGCCGTACTGAGCGCAGATGAGTCCGAGCCAACCTGCGCGCTATCTTCTATATTGTAGAGTTGCAATGCACCTGTGGCCGTCAAACGGATGACGACCTTGTACGCGCCAGTGATACGGAAGCCACCAATTGGACCTGTTATTGGCGGCAGCGTCACAATGTAAAGGTAGAATCGGAAGAAGAACGCTCCCTGAGCGGCTGTATGTACCTGGCGGAAGCCCTCGGCTACGGTGTTGTTAATGCGGAGAGCAGCTACACCGGAGCGAAATGTAGTCGTCTCTATCACTGGAGTAGCAATAATGGAGGTGAACTCAACACCCGTTGCCACCGTCTGTAGTTCAAATCCAGAACTCCACAGCCTGGTCAAGTCGGATCACTCCTGACCCTCGCCCAGTTCCCCCACCGGCGCTTCGAGTGTCCCGATAATCACGTTGTTCTCGTCCCGGATGATCTTCTTTGCCACGGTTGGCATTCGGAAGTGGATCACGTTCTCCGGCTGCTCAACATTGACCGTCACTGCCGGCGGCGGCTGGGCGTGCATTGCCAGCGCCACGCCCTCGGCGATCGCCTGCGCCATGACGGGCGACACATCCACGATCAGCGTGTCCGGCTGCGTTTCCTTCAGGCTGCGGGCAAACATCTCCGCGAGCGCCTTGAGTTCGGATGGTTTCATATCTGCCTCTTCTTTCACGACCGCGATCTGCGGGCAGCGGCAAATTATAATCTCTTCCGGCGGGTCGGATGGATCGCCCGGCTAGTCCAGAATGGCATCGCCCACGGTGAGCGCTTCATCAAGACCGACGCGCTGGCCGTGCGCCGCGACGTGAGTGTCGCGCGTGCGCTCGTCAAGCGCCGAGAGCCATTCGCGCTCTTCCACCACGCCCGACTGCTCCCAGGCTGTCATGTCACCCGCTCCGCTCGCGGCGGTCATGGTCGTGCGCGCAATGCGCTCCAGGCTGGCTTCGCTCTTCCGGCCTTCGAAGTAGTTGTCCAGCCGGTCAATCAGTTCCAGCGTGCCGACCCCGTCCGCTTCCGCCTGCTGGAAGAGCGAGACCAGCTCGTTGTAGGTCGTGTCATTGACCTTCTCCGCGAACTCACCCAGGATCAACTTCAGGGCAGCGCGCACTTCCGGCCGCGACAGGTCAAAGCGGATACCCAGTCCGATGTCGGCTAACGCTTCCTGTCCGGCAGTCCTGAGCGCGGCAGTAACGACCGGGCGGAACTCTTCCAGGAATGCGTCCGCCTCTTCTTCCGGGTCGAATACGTCCGCGGCAGATTGCTTGACGGCAAGGTGGCCGTTGCCGGTAATGGCCCGCTCACCCTGCAATGCGCCAATGACCGCCCGCCGTTGCCGCTCCAGTTCCCGTGCCAGCAGCTTCATCATCTCGCGGCGATGCGTGTCCAGGCGCGCATCCTTTGCCTCCCACAAATCCTTGTGCTCCTGGCTGCCGAACTCGGGGGCCTTGACAACTTCCCACACTGCGCCTTTCACCTTCGGGGCAGGCAGGTAGCGTACTGGCTCTTCTCCACCGGGAGGCGCAACTTGCGGGGGCGGGGCAGGGGGCAAAAGTTGAATATCGCCCACCATGGCATCTGCTTCGGCTTTCTCTAAACCAAAGAACAATATGAATAACTGAACCGCGCTTTCCCTGGTCATGATTCCGGTAGCCACCGCTTGCAAGATTCCGATTGACCCCTGGATACCACCCACTGTATCTAGCAGCGGAACACGTCCCGTATCTCCAGCCGGGAAAGGCTTGTAGCCGTTTTGAATACGCCATTCATTGACGGTAACAACTCCCAGTTGCAGTTGACCCTGCTCACGCGTCCATTTTTCGCTATCGCCTTCCCGCAAGGCATCTACCCCGGACAGGTCGGTGGCGACAAATTCATTGGCCCCGAGCGCTCCCACACGCCGGAAATACTCCGTCATCTGCGTGTCGCGGTGCGCGGCCAGCGGACAGATGGTCAGGGTCCACAGCACGCGCTCGGCAGTGGCAAAATTCTCGTAGGTGTCGCGGCCCCAGCCCATGATCTCGTCCGGCACGCCGAAGATGGCACCGATCTCCTCGCGGCTCATCTTGCGCTGCTCGACCCACTCCATATCTTTCGGCGGGAAGGAAAAGACCTTGATGTCCGATACTCCTTCTTCCAGCACGATAGGCTTGTGGGCCCGGGCCGCGCCGCCGAACTTTGCGGCCAGCATCTTTTCCAGCGTCTCGCGCTCGGACGGGGTCATGCCCTGCGGCGCGATCACGGCATAATCGGGGCGGGCGGAGTTGTAGAAGAAGTTTCTTGACCAGGCCTGAGCGAACTGATCAATCACGATCCCTTCGCGCGCGGCGCTGATGGCGGAGATCCCACGCCAGGGGTTGCGCGGATTGTAGAATTTGAAGTGCAACAGCTCGTCCGGGGGCAGGGTGTAGCTGTCTGCAATGTGGTCATCTATGCGGTACTCGGCCACGCGGTAGTAACGGCGGCCGGCTTTGTCCGGCAGGATATTCAGCATGTGCGGCTGGCGCGGCCATATCTCCTGATACTTCCCGTTGCCGCTCTTCACCAGCTCCCAGGCCTCTTCGCCGCCCAGCAGCATATCCACGACCCATTGCAGCCATAAGTCCTGGCTGCTCATGGTATCGTTGACGTTGGTCAGCAGATCCAGTAGCGGGTGAGATGCAACCGGCTCTTCGCCGCGCACGATCTGGACCGGCAGGGCCGCCAGGTTGTTGGCGATGACCAGCACCGCCTTGCGTACCCAGACGTGAAGCTCATAGTCAGCTATAGCTTGCAGATAGGAGTAGCTGCCAGTCGTAGACGGGATGTCACCCTGAAGCGACGAGAACAAGTGGTAGCGGTCCTGTATTTCAGGATGGAGATCGAGCATCGCCTTGCCGCGCAGGGCGGAAAGCGCAAGCCGGAAGCGGTCTATAAAGTTCATCTCCTTGCTCTCAGCCAGGTCCAGTATCGTAAAGCATCGGCGCAATGATCTGATCCATCGATAGGTTTCTCGTCGTCGCTCTTCGTGCCCTCAGGTGGATATTGATAACCCTCGGTAAATTCACTGATGAAGTTTTTACATCGGCGGTGAACTTGCAGACTTCTAACTCCCTGCCCGTCGCAGATGAGCTTGCGGACCACCTTGATCCCTTCCACGACCTTATGCGCCATGAAGCGGTAGGGGATGTTCGCCATGCGGAACCGCTGTTGCAAGTCCTTTGCTTCCGGTGAGCCGCAGGCCAGCTCGGGCAGCGGCCAGCCGTTCTGTTTGCAGCGTTCCACGACTTCGCCAACGCACGTCTCGCCCAGGTGCCTGCTGTGATACAACTCGTCAAAGACCAGAATGCGCGTGCCAGTGCGCTGGATAAACAGGATTGCGCGGGGATCCACATAGCCATCGTCCACTGCCAGCTCGATTGGTCGCTCTTTGTCCGGCTCTTCATCGGTGATATTGCTGTCGTCAAACTCGGCATATACAATTCCTTCGGCCTGCGCCCAGCGGCCTTCCAGCAGGCGGGCACGCTCCATGCCTGTAAGCATCCCGAGAGTGGTCAGATAGGTCGGGGGATTATAGAGATTGTCGCGGGCAAAGGACTGGTAGACGGCAGCCTGCTTGTCGTTCATCAGGCGGCGATGTATCCAGTGTGACGGCGCCGATGGGTTGGTCGTGAGAATGATCTGGTTGTATGGGCCGGCCGTGCCGCGCAGACGGGCCAGCACTTCGTTGTAGTCCGCCTCGGTGAAACGGTTGGCTTCTTCCAGCCATACCATATCCACGCCGCCAGCCTGTCCGATACTGCGCACCTGCTCACGCTGCTCTTCGTCCTGCATTCCGCCATAGGCCAGGATAGAGCCATTGGAATACTCAAAGCGGTGCTTGGACGGGAAGTGCTGCATCCGCCGGTCGCCGTGCACGATCTCACGCTCAAAAAACAGGACGGTCGAGTTGGTCATGCTCTGGCGGGTCTTGCGCAGCATCAGGCCCATCGCGTTCTTGTTGGCTTGCAGGAAGGTGTGCAACATCTCAGCCGCCAGCCGTGACTTGCCGCCTCCGGCACCACCCGTGAACAGGAGCGCCAGGGAGCAGTCGGTGAACGGATTTACCTGCCACGGGAGCGGCTGCCATGCCGGACTATCCTTCCGCCGGATCGCTTCGGTCCAGGCTTCCGCCATGATCCGCTCGAGCAAGTCGGGCGGAAGCGGCCTGAGCGATTGTCTCGAAGACTTCGGCAGGGTCGTAACCATACCTTCTCACTTCTTCGCGCCAGTCTACCGCGCCGATGACCTGCGCCAGTTTTCCTTCGGCGCGATCCATGACGGCAGTGAGCAGGCCGGCGGATGGGTCGAACAGCAGCGCATCGGCCAGGCGGTAGGCGATGAGTTCCTTGAGCGTGGTCTGTTTCGCGCCATACAGCTCCAGACGTTTCCCGATCTCGCCCGCAAACTTCGCGGCCTCTTTCGGGGTCATGTTGAACACGCGCTTGAATGTAGCCGCCCATGACTCGCCCTCGGATGCGCGGCCTGCTGGATTGAGCGGGCCACTGCCCTTTACAATCTGGCCGTGTTCATTGCGCCGAATTGATTTGACTGGCTGTTTAGACGGCTTTTTGCCCTGTTTCATGCTGAATAATCAGGTTGCGCTAATTGCTCTTAGCCTCAACCGCAAACTGAGCCCCTCACCCCGCCCGCCAGCTTCCCGGCAGATCGTCGTCTGCGCCCTGCCCCGTCTTCCACGTTTCTGTAAACGACTGCAACGCCTTTGCAATCACCGGCAGCAAAGCCTTCCCGATTGCGCGCTGCTGTGCCTGGTAGCGTCGTTTTAACCGCCATACGGCAAAACGATAAAGCAGACCATACCAGGCCTTCTTGAGACCAGAGAATAAGTCGGCAATGAAACGGATTATCTCTGCCATCGCTTCGGTAACTCCCATCCCTGCCCCGCGCCGTTGCCGTCCGGCCCCCGCTCCCGGCACGCATACGCCGCTTCGGTCAACACATCGAGCGCGGTCCCCAGATACTCGCGCACTTCCCACGGCAGCTCATGCAGCCGCCACAATCGGATCGCGGAACACATGTCAGGCACATCGCGGCGGATAATGGCCGCAGCGCCCGGCCACGGCAGCGCGGCGAATGGCTCCGACTCCAGGCTGACGAGCTCGGGACCGGGGTCGGCTTTGATGCTCATGGGGATAATTTCAGGGGCAATGACTTTAAACAAAAACGCCTGCCCGATTCCGACGAAGGAATCTGGCAGGCGCTCACTCTGCACTCAAGCGGGAGTATGGTATCACGAATCGCGATTGTCTGTCAATGCGCGCCGTTCCTTCCGCAGTGCCAGCAGCTCCTCGAGCGCGTCCTGACCGGCATGCCAGGTGCGCCGCCGTTTGCAGGCCGAACACTTCACGACGCCCAGCCCGGTGAGAACGACACTCACATCATCCGGGCAATCCGCATTCCGATACACCAGCAACCGCCGTACTCCGTCTATCAGAGAGACGTGGCCGAGCACGTGCTCGTTCTTGCAACGCCAGACCACCGGCGCGGCCAGCGGGGTCATAGCAAAACAGCCGCACAAGGGATACCAACTTGTGCGGCTGCATATCGAAGGCCCCCGAAGTTAGATAAATAGTTGCCAGAACCGTCGCCAGCGGCCATTGTTGGAGGGAGGAAGTTTGCTTATTGTCCCCGGTGCCTTCTGTAAGAAGAGCCGGGGTCTATCTGTTTTGATACATGGTCCGGTACTACCCCCCTGCCCTGCGGCCGGCACGGCTCACGGTATGCCTGTGAAAATAAAAGAGTCGCCGGTCTCCGTGACCAGCGCGTAGTGCCAGACCGCGCCAATCAGGACGCCGACACCGACGCCCGCGACAAACAGCCACACGGGGTATCTGCGTCGCGTGATGAAGTATAACAGTCCGCCGACCATGAAGACGATGATGCCCCAGATGTCCATCAGCCCCCTGCCCCGTATTGGAATAGTTTACCATCCATTTCCTCATCGGACAGCCAGCGGGCCAGTACCCACACGCCGGGGTCAAGGGCAACGTCATGTTGCGCAGTGATAAGATCAGCCGCCCCAAACAGGAATAGAATCTCGACGGGTCGGTGCTGGCTCAGTGCCTGAGTTGCGGCTACTACTCCGGCCATGAATTCGGCGCGCACGGACGGCGGCTCTTGCTGCTTTCCAATGTTCGTACTCTGGTCCGTCAGGGATAGCGGGAATGTCTCGCCGGTATCTAGAACGTTTGTGCTGGCCGTCTCGCCATCGGTCGTAAGGGTAGCGGGTGCTTCCGCTGGGGGAAGTGAGTTTGTATTCTCTCCAGACTTTGCCACGGGGTAAGGCGGTGAAGTTGACATTCTGGCTTGTTCCTGTATAGGGGGCGGATGGTCTTATAGGGGGCAGACTGTTGCCCCCTATAAATTTCTCCGGTGTTTTACCGTTGCCCCCTATGACTGCAAAGGGGGCGGCGTAGGGTTTGGGCCTGCAGGTACTTCGGCGGCGTGGGCCATCTTAGCATCGCCGTTGTCCGCTCCCCTGAAAGCCTGGCGCAATCTCTCAATCAGTGTAGGCTCATCAGAGCCATACTTG